TTGTCGGCCGCTTCTGCAACCGCCTTGGTGTTGTCCTCGATTTTGGCTTTGATGTGGCCGAACATTAAGTCACCAGTGTGTAGGTGAGTTCAAAAACGCCAACGTACATCCCGCAGACTCGCAGCAGCTTCTTGTCGCGAATCGTGAGTATCTTCACTTCTCGCCAAGCGGCACCGGGTAATGCGTTGAGTGATCTGCCGGGTTGAGCAGGTTGCTTCGGCGCGAAGTGTTCGACCATCGAGTAGAGTACGTTGATCAGTGCGTTAATGTCCGCCGTCTTTGTGCGGCCGGTGTCGGGATCGATCTCGTCGTCTTCTTCATTGAGCTGCTTTCGCAACACAACATGCACTTTGATCGTGTTGTCCCATGCCCCCTGGCTCTCCTGATCGAATTCCTGCATCCCGGTGGGAACGACATCGCATCGCAGGCCGTCGGCCGCCGTCAATTCCAACTCCCAATCGGCATGCGACATCTCAACAGTCATCGAAACGCCCCAATTTTGAGCGCTGATTTCCGCTGCGATCGCTGTTGCTATGTTGACGGGAGGAGACATGTCTAGCTGATTCGTTTGGTGTGAATGAGGTAGCGATATTCGCCTGGCAACAGTTCCGCCACCGGACGATCACCCAGCGGCAACGCTTCGTAAACTTCGCCAGAGGTTGAATCTGTGATTCGATCCCGGCGCCGAGGTGTAACGAGTGATCCGACAACCAAGTCGGACGCCTTCACGATCCAATCTCGAACCTTTATCGAGACAGGAAGCACGTCGGCGGACTCTTGAACCTGATATTCCTGATCTTTGTAAGTAGCCGTGAAAGCGTCCGACGAACTTCCCCCCTGGGAATAGACAACGGACACGCCGAACTGATCGTCCAGTGTCGACGCGCCGTATGTCTCGAATAGTTCGTCCGCTTTGCTTGGCATGGCTCTTACCGAACGTTGGTTAACAGCAGGCCAGCAGGCTTGTAAAACCGCTTGATGTCGTAGTCGGTGCGAGCACGAATCACGCCACCGCGGCGAGATTCTTCACGGTACTCTTCGACGAGCACACCCATGCCTTCGCCGTTGGAGCCAGGAAGCGGACCCATTTCTTCACCCCACATGATCGTGCGGCCGAAAAACGGCTCTGGCGCCTCAATGTCCGGCCCATCGTAGATCCGGCAAAGTAACGCCTTATCTGTTCCCCAGACACGACTGAGCGTTGGATCTTGACCTCGCCCTGCCGTATTTTTGATCGGCGCGTCGGCAACGATGATCTTTTCGAGGCGAAACAAGTCCTGCAGTTGAGGTACGAGATTTCGCATCATTAACGAATCGATCTGGCCGGTATACTTGGTAAGCTCTTCAATTCGATCCGTGCGCAGGCATGATCGCAGCGCGGCCTCCTCTAGCACGAGCGCGTTCGGCGAATGGCCGCTGTTGGTGATGAACTGATCGCGTGCGGCATCAATATCTGCAATTGGATCCGCAGACGCTTTAACCGACCATTTCTCGCCAGATCGTCCGAGAGTAGTGGTGGCGTCAACATCAATCGTGTAGTCGCCCGTGAAGTACGCCGTATCGAACGCCAGCCCAGCCGCAGTGTTTTCGTAAGCCTGCGCCACGCGGTTCAGCGCTCGATCACGATTAATCGCTTCGGCGTCTACCTCGTGATACATCTTGAGTTGCCGATCGTCGGTGATTTCCTCGACGCCGTGCTCATCCGTTTTGTAGGAGTCCGTTCCCCACTCCCAGTCATCACGAGCGTATTCGCCTTTGGGAGCGCGCTTGGTGTTTTCAATTGGCGTGATCAGCGACTGTGCCTTGATCACTCGGAACGTCTCCGAGTTTTCGTTGACGACGAGCGGCGGAAACACGCGGTGTCCAATGAACTTCATGCGATTCATCGCGGCCGAGAATTCGCTGAAGCTCATGGAGAGATCAAGCCGCGTGATTGCGGTGGTTGGCGATGCCATGAGATTTGTCTCCGTTTCGTTGTAATCGGCCCTGCGGCCGCGAATGAATCAAAAATGAAAAACGTTAGGCGCGGTTGGCCTGAACGCGGATGCGATCAACGCGAACGTCCGCAGTGGTGTCGTTGCTGGTTTTTTCCACCATTACGATCGGTGTCCAGTTGGCCGTTGATGCGGAAACATCGAACGTGGATCCGGTTGCCAACTGCGTCCACTGTGAAGTGGTGAGCGCCCGATAGTAGAATTTCACGTCCGTCAAATCTGCGTAATCGATTTTGAACGCGTAGTAAGTGTCGTCGACTAGATCGACGGTGCTATCAACAGCGGCGGTATCGGTGGTTCCATCGTCGCTGTGAATTTTGAGCGAAAGATCGCTGCCGTCGAGATGAAACGCCACGAACTCCGCAATCGACTCGAAGTCGGTGGCGTGATCGTCAGACGCTAGGCCGAAGTCAATATCGAGTGCGGCGTCGTCGCCAATGTCGAAGACACCCAGGACGAACTCAGCGATGCCGTTCTGTGCGGGAGCAAGCGGCGAGTTTTCCATGAACAGCGTGGCCGTAGCCGCTTCTGCGACAGCGTCGAAGCTGAACTTTAAAACGCCGTTGGCCTCGTCGCTGGAAATCACTCCCAGCCCGTTGGTTTCAGTCTTCGACCAACTATTGCCAGTGAGAGCCGTAGCCGCAGCTGGGAAATCGCCAATGAAGTCGTCGTCGATCAGAAGGTTACCGTTGATTTCGCCAAGCGGATCGATGTCAACGACTTCTTGCAGACGAAGCACGCGAACAATGTCGCCGGCCGCCGTTGCCGCCTCCAGCGCGACGCCCAGGTAATTCTCATTGGCCACATCGTCGATCTGACCGCTGGCCGCTCCGTAGACGGAGGCGTATTGGCTGAACGTCCCAGCAGCAATCATCAGCACGACGATGCCAGGCTGTGTCGGACAGATGGAAGCCTGATCGTCTGCCGTCAACACTCGATCGTTGAGCGTGCCTAGCTCGTTGTCGGTGGCTCCGGCGAGCGTCAGTTCATTGCTGCCGTCGAGCTTGACTCGCAGGTATGGCCCCATGGCTGCCGATGCCTGGAATGTGGGGACTTCTAAAACTTTCATGGATTCACTCCGAATGAATGATTAATTCGTTAACCCGCAAAGCGGATTGGTTTATTCGAACTTCTCAGCGATCAACCGCTGTGCTTTTTTGCTTGGATTCGTCGCGAGGAGGTAGGCGGCATGAAGATCTGGATTCATCTTGGCGACGGATTGCGACGCCTTCATGCGATCCATCCCACCGGCCATCAATTCGGCGACTTTGGTGTTGTAATCCGCCACGGGATCGCCTTCGAAGTTACTACTGGCGGAGTTCTGTTTCGATCCGATAGGAGCGACGCCAGGCTTCTTCGCTGCAGCCAACTTGGCGGCTTCCTGCGATGCCTCAATTCGACACTGCTGTTCAACCATCCATGACTGTTGCGCCGTGGCGAGCGTTGCGTTGGCGGCCAACTGGGAGCAAATGAACTCTGCGTCGGCGCCAGGACACCCTGCTTTGATCGCTGCGTAATCAGCCGCAGTGGGAGTTGCCGCAACCGGAGTGGCGACGGGAGTCGCCTGAACCACCGGAGTCGCAGCGGCGAGTTGCGGCTGTTCTGTTGGAACCGGTGCAGAGTTGGCGGCCGAGGGAGTAACGTGTTCACTCATTGATTTTCTCCGTGTTTGTGACTCGCTTCTGAGTCGTGAAAATGCCTGATCAAAACTCTCTACCGCGTCGATGAGCCCCAGCTTGAGCGATTCGCCTGCGATATGAACGCGGCCATCCGCGAGTTCTTGCACGCGGCTCAGTTTCATACTTCGCCCGCGAGAAACACCCTCCAGGAATCGCTGGTTGAGCGAATCGACGGTGCGCTGCATTTCGGCGAGTTGTTCAGGTGTAACCTCTGTTCCAGGAACCCCAGCGCCCTTGTAAGCCCCAGCGCGAACCACGTGTGCTTTGACGCCTTCCATGGCTGCAGTTCCACTTTGATCGTAGACAACTGCGTACGTTCCAATGGATCCAACTAGGCCGCTCGTGTTGGCTGATATGTGCGTCGCCTGGCTGGCCAACCAATATGCGGCGGATGCTCCCAAGTCTTCGATGTACGCGTAGACTGGCTTCTTAACCGCCAGTCGTGCGATGTCATCCGCCAAGTCTTCGTTACCGGCCACCGTTCCACCGGGGGAATCGATATGCAGCATGACTTTAGAGATGTCGCTGCTTTGCTCCGCTTTTCGGACTGCCTGACGTGCGCGAACAGTGGATGTGCCCGCAGTCATACTGCCGACATGCTTCATCAACGTGCCGTGTAGCGGGATAATTGCGATCGATTCTTTCGATTCCGATGCTGGCTGGCGTGCGGCCGCCTGTGCCTGCGCGACAGCGTCGCTGCTCATGTGAACGTGCAGGTTCATCGACTTGGCGTAGCGGAATCCGGCCCAAAACCTGGCCTCTTCCATGGCCCACACGCCGAAGTATTGATCCATGTGCGGAACGTTTAGCAGATCAGTTTGCATGGAATCCTCCTGCTAGACGGTTCGATGGTTGACCGTTGGTTTTGGGCTTGGGTTTCTCCGTCTCGTTTTGTGACGGACTGCCAGAGCCCAAGCTGACATTGATTCCCTCTGGCATTGGCCACATGGCTACGTCCTGCCAAGTCAACGCTAGGCCGAGCTCTTTGTTCAGTTGCGTAGCTGTCTCGTGCGCCTTGGTGATGATCATCGCGCGATCTTCCACGATCTCAGTCGTTAGATCGTCGTAATCCATGCCGCGTCGAGCTGCACGTCGACGAGGACTGATCAACAGATTTCGCTCTTGGATTACGTCTCCGAGCGCGTCTTGCGTTGGCTCGATATACGGCCACTCTTGCGCGTGCCAAACGTGGCGGAACGGGTTTACCATTCCGGGTTCGTCGCCTCCCTTAACGGATTCGATGAGCTTCCGAATCGCCGAATCCTCAGCCGCCCACTGTCGTACTTTCCAGCGATACAGGCGACGGTGGAACGACTTGATGAACCACCGCTGGATCTCTTGGAATCGTTGCCTAGCCTGATCCATCGCGCCTCGCCAACCGCTGAAGTTGGTGTTGCTGGGATCGAGCAGAAATACAGCCACAGGGAGATCGAGGTTTACGGCGATGATCGACAGAATCAACATCGCGTGCTCGAAGAATTCGGCGTTGGGCACGTTCGGAGAGAAAGCGCTCAGCTTCTCGCCTGGGTAGCCAAATATCTCCATCCCAGGCTGCCAGCCCGCCAGCGTTCGCGTGGTTCCATCAGGGCGAGGCTCAGTCGTTGTGTCGTCGTCTGCGCTAACGCCAGGGATCGTCACCGATTCCGCCAGCTCGCGAAAAATGCCAACACACGACGCCATCTGAGCCTTTACCAAGGTGGCGAAGAATAAATCGTCGCCCATGCCTGCGTTGTCGATCGTCGGCACAAGCGAGGTAATCCCTCGCGTTTGGCTGGTGCGATCCGGCATGTACAGGTGCAAAACCTGGCGTTCCTCGCGACCAGTGATATCGTCAAAGGCGCGAGCGTTGTACGGAGTTGTGTCGCCAACCCGAACCAGCGGCGCCATCGGGTTGATGTCCTCATTGGACAGCCAATATTGTTCGCGTCGCCGCGTCTGTTCGTTGACGAGAACGCCATGCACAACGTTGCGAGTTGTGTTCGATGGCGTTCGCATCCTGTGAGCCTCAACGAGTTGAACCTCGCCGGACTCCGTTGGTAGTGCGACAATATCGCCGTCAACGATCACCTGCTGCAGCGCCAGCCGCTCAAGGCCATGGAAGCACTGCTCGCCTGCGAGATCGGCCGAATCTTCACTGGCCCATTCGTCCCACCGGCCTTTCAAATCAACGTCCAGCGTCTTGTCGCCGGTTTTAACGTCGAGGGTGAATCCGCCGCGGAGGATGTTAGCGACTAGCCTACGGACACCCTGGCCGATGAGCATGTGATTGCGGAAGAGATCACGCGCCGTCTCCATGATCGAAGCGTACGAATGCCAGCTCCGGTAGTGATAGTCGGCGCCGGATCCATGCGAGACAATGCCCGATCGAGTTCGCTTGAAACGCGACTTTTTCGCAGCATCATAGTCACCGCGAATGCCCTGCATTTGCGCGACAATGCTTTCGACTTCGTTTGTTCGGCGACGCGACATGATCAACAGTCCCGAAAGTTAGAGAAGTCGGAATATCGTGACGATCGCCCGGATGAAGATGCAGGGTGACCCGCCAACCAAGCACGCGCCGAATCCATTTCTTCGCGGATGGACTCGAAACTAACGCTGCCCTGCCCATCGCGACTGGTGCTTTCCGGCCGCCGCCGCAGGATGATGCGGCAAGCGGTGATGAACGCGAGCGCCTTTGTGCGCGAGACGTCTTCCTCATACGACGCGTTGTCGTCGTAAGCGTCCCAAATCTCAGGGTCCGTGCTGGAAGAAGAAATCGTTGACATGCAGGGAGTGTAGGCATGTCAATGTGGTTAGCGGCCGGAGAATTGTTCGTACGGCCCCGGAAAGGCTCGGACAGCTTCGGATTCTTGATCCGAGACGCTAGAATTGGACAATCTGAAAGGAGCCTCATGCATGAAAGAATTTCACATACGAATACGCACCAGACGAAGTGATCTGCAAGAAAAAATCGGGGAGGCTTGTTCGACTGCAAGAGGGATTCGCAGCGAGTGTTGCGCAGAAGTATGGCAGTTTCAGCACGAACATGATGGACTAACGGCTGTCGAATCGCTGCTGCGTATTGGTTTGACCAATGCGGACATCGAAACGCGAGAATGGGGAACCTGGGAGCCGTACCCGGCTGATTCCATCGGAAGGATGACGCGATGGGGCGTTGCTGTCGTTGTCGCATGCATTCTTCTTACACCAGTCATCGCGCAAACGTTCAGCTCCGCACCACATGAACTAGGCGATACGTATGGAATGACAAACGCTCTGTTCTCGGGACTCGCGTTCCTTGGCGTGATCGTGGCGATTTTTTACCAGCGCGCTGAATTGCAACTGCAGCGAAAAGAACTCGAGTTGACGCGAAATGAGATCAGAGGCCAGCGGGAGCAGCTAGAGGGGCAGAAAGAGCAAATGGAGCTACAAACTGCGTCGTTCAATCAGCAGCAGTTTGAAAGCACATTCTTTAGGATGATTGAACTTCACAATCAGATTGTCAATGGAATAATTATCGAAGACTTGAGTGGCAGAGCCTGTTTCCATCATTTCTTTAAGAGGCTCTTGGTCAACGTCTCAAATGAATCAAAGAAAGGCGTCAGCGAAATGACCCGATTCGAAAGCAAGGAAGTCAAAGCCATGAGACAGAAGAAGTATGACGATCAGGTGAGAAAAACTGAGACTATAGAGAAAGCGTACGAGTTGTTCTTTTACGCCACCGAATCCGCCCTTGGGCACTACTTTCGCAATTTGTATCACATCCTTCAATTTGTCAACGAAGATCATCCTGTGGCCGCTCGACGCTACACCAACATCCTTCGGGCGCAGCTTTCAACGTATGAGCTGGCACTCCTGTTTTACAACTGCACCGTTTCACTTGGACGTGATGGCCAGTTTGATGTTCTAATTGAGAAATATGGATTGCTTAAGAACCTTGGCGACGAGCACTTGATTCATCCATCGCACCGCGAATGGCTAAAGCCCTCAGCGTACCAGGGATCGAAGAGCAGCTAGATTTGCTCCAAGAACCACCGCACTGCATCTGCGTTACTCTTCACTGGCGATCCATCCTCTAACCGTTCTTCCGCCAGTTGCAGCCCCCGGAAGAGTCGGCGTAGCCCTTGTTTCTGTTGATCGCTCTTCAACCTGGCGTCGATATGACGACTCAGGTACCCGCGATCAACGGGCCCAACTGGAATTTCAATTACAACAGATTCCGGCAGCGCCGCTTCTTTTTCCTCTTCCTGTGGAACCTGCTTTGGTTCGGGTCTCACCTTCTTTTCGTTGCTCACAACGGGGTTTAATGCATCCTTGAGCACGTCCTCAGTTGCGACGGGGATTCGCTTCTTCGCCATGGAAATTTTCCTTTCATCATCGTGACGACACCAAGTAAGGTGTCTCGGGGTTCTGCCGTTGAATTGATGGTTCTCTGCGTCGGGGTGTGGGTTGCTCTTGTTTTGACTGAAACACCCGAATGCCTTTGATGTACGCGGCGACATCAGACATGTAGCTCGCGTCGAGCCAGTGATTGTTGTTGCTTTTGTTTTTCCACTTTCGCACCAACGCATCTTTTACGATCTCTTCAATTTCGATTTCGGAAACAATGTGACGAGCGTAGCTGTGGTGCGACTTTTCGTCGAAACTCATGCGATCGGTTCTGGATGGTTCGCCGTAGAGTTTCATTGTTCCCGGCTTATCCGGCGCAGTCATCCACCGATCGTGTTCCCATGCTTTCCACCGATCAGCATCCATGGCGCACAGCCAATGGCCGGTAGGCTGGCGTGAGAAAAACCAGCCATCGCCAGGAACACGATCTTTTGATGCTTTTGAGACTGGATTGAAGTTCGGACGAGCACAGCCAGCTGTCTTGCCGAATCCCATTGCAGGCATGATTCCCATTCCGAGTTCGCTGCACGCCTGATAAATCGCGGCAGTTCGCCAGCCGGCATCGACAAGCGTAAGGTGAACCGGCAGTATTTCGCCGCCAATTGTGGCGTATTCGTTGTCGCGAGATTCTTCCATACGCGAGTGAATCGCTCGCCGCACTGCGACATCAACGCCGTCGTCGACGCCAACTTGCGTGCCTTTTACCTCGGTGACGCCATAATCGATTGTGAATCCAGTGCCATCTTCTCGCCAGGCGCGAACAACCCAGTGCAGCGCGACTTTACGACAGTCAATTCCCTGCGTTAGGAGGATGCACTCGGGAGGAATTGTCTTTCGTTCGTAGCCGCTTAATTGCCGCTGGATTCTGCTGGCTGTAATGCCCGATTCGATCGGCCCCGCTTCCTCTGGTGGATCGTTGTCGTACTCCGTAGCAACCGCATCAGGCCCAAGCTTGGCGACTAGATTGTAGTAGTGTTGGATCGCGGAAACTTCTTTTTGCGAACCATCTGGAAGCAAGTCAGGCTCGAAGCGGTGAGGATTGGCAACCTCGGCGCCGGCGTCCATTATCTCTTGGCGATCAAGATAGAATTGGTGCGATCGCCGGCAGAATTCGTCGCCAGACTCAAGATCCGTCTTCCAAAGTTGAATATACTCCTCCCAGAGATCCATTCGCTCTGGCGGTTTGAGCATGAACCGAAAACGCTTGCCCTTGAACGACTGCTTCTGCTTTGGATCTGTGTACTTGTAAGATGCGGAAATGCGACTTTGAAGCGTCGAGAGAAACACCCTGGCAATCGGCTTTCGCTGAGATCCAAGGCCAGCGATGCCGCGATCGATTCGCTTCTCAAGCTTTGTTGCTTGATCTTCGCTGCGGGCGGTGTCCTCTGTGTCGGGATCGTCGATGAGTGCTATGTACGGCCGGCGCCCTTTTTTCTTCAGCCCCCGAACAGCAGCGTCTAAACCTCGCGTTGCAATGATCGCTCTGGCGCATGGTGAGCCCGGTACATTCGGAAGAACGATCTCTTGGCCGCACCAAGTGAACTTGCTGGAGGCTTCGACGTACGGTTCGCAGTTATCATGCCTATGGCCGCTGACAATCTGGCCGCCAGCTCGCTGCGGCGCGTTCTCTAGCGCGCGAACTGGGACGCAGACTTCAGGATAATCGTCGCAGAGCCTTTGGTTTTCTTCGATCGCCGACTTGATCGTCTCTAGCGAGTCACCGGCGGCTCCACCAGTTGCAGCAAATAGAACCGCAAAAGACACCACGCCTTGAAGTGTGTATTTCAGCAGAAGCCGTTCGCTCAATGTCGTTTTCCCTTCGCCTCGGGAGGCGGCTATTGCCTGATCGCCGCCGTACTTAATCGCGTGCTGAATGGCCTTGATCATTTCAATCTGCGGTGGAACGAAGTCATACCAAAACGGATCAACGACTCCCTCGCCTTCACCGAAATACCAGAGCAGCCAGGCAAAGTCATCGGCTTCTAGCCTCTCTCGCCGATCTCGGTCTGCACACTCTGGAATCGTTACAAGCTTCTCAGACTTGCGTTTCTCGCGTTTGCGTTCGGCGTCGCGTGTTTTTTCGCTGCTCATTCATGCGTGCAATTCTGAGGCGTGCTCGGCGGCCAGACGGACTGTGTGTCGTTCACGAGCGAGAGGGGTGGGAAACTACTATCTAGGAGGTGCCAGAAGAACCTACCCTGTACGGGGGGGTGTGCTCGGCCACCTTGTGGCATAGTGCGACGAACCTCTCAAGCGACATCACACCCTTGGCCGAGTTCACGTCTTCATGAACCCAGTGCACATTCTCCATGGTGTGCTGGCCTCCCTCGCTGATCGGCACGATGTGATCGAGCGATGCGTTCTCTTCTGTTAGCAACTCGCCCGACAGAGCACATCTGTAACCTTGCATGGTGATCATTTCTCGTATCAGAGCAGCCGTTATCGCGGTTGCTTCCGGCGGCAATTCCTCGCCGCAGTTTCCGCTTTCCTCGCCCAGCAACATTGCGTTGCACGGCGATACCTTGCTCGCAAAGAGATGAGACTGCTGGCAACCGCTTCTTGCCATGTCTTGCATTTAAAATTCTCCCGTTTCTTCCCAGCTACCGTTTTCATCCGAATGCGAATACCGCGAACAACGCTCGCACACTTTCTGTCCCACTTATCGCCGACATCGCGGCTTGTCACCCTGGCCAACAGCCGACGTTCCTCTCTCGCCGCCACCTTGATCCACGCCTCGCCTTCTGTCCCTTTCTCTCGGAGCCACTGATCTTTGCTCATGCCGTATCGAGCAGCCTTGTGGCAATCAATGCACGCTGAAACCCGCATTCCAATGATCTCTCCACAGCCACATGTACGTGGCGGCTTTCGAGTTCGCGGCGAATAGCTCCGGCCATTGCTCTCCGCTCGCCTCTTCGCTATTCGCACTTTCACGCATTCCTTGCATTTGCTTTGCGAAATCGCGTGTCCGTTCTTCAGGACGCGATGAACATAGAACTCGCTTCGACGCTTGTCGCATCCGCAGCCTGTACAGTGCTTTTGCAGTTCGGCGATCATTGGCTTACCTTAGCCCTCCTTGCCATGCAGCACTTCTTGTACTTCACCCCTGAGCCGCACGGACACGCCCTGTTGCGGCCGATGGAGTTGTGTGGCTTCACGAGGCTGGCGAAGGAAAAACGAAGGGAACTGATCAGATGAGAACCACAGCAGAACGCAATCGCAACGCACTTCAGGATCGAACTGCGTCCACGTGTGCCTGCACCGATCCGCGTAGATCACCCGCAAACGCTTGTCGCCTTGGTAAATGAACATCCAGCCTCTTCTGCAGGGGATCGGATGATTGATCGTGTTCCTGTCGCCGTTCACCACATTCACCAGTCGCCACGCTCGCACCTGATATCCTCCGTTGGCCGATGGCTCCCAGAAGATGGCCTGGATTAGTTGCGGCCGGCAGTCTTCGCTGTAGAGTCGGTTGAGTTCAATTTCTGAACAGCGTTCGGAAAGGTAGAGATCGACCGGGACGATGGCGAACATGCAGGTGAGAATGACGATCACGACAGCATCCCCTTCACAAGTTCGATAAGCTCCGCCGGATCACAATCCTTGCACAACACCGGAACGCCTAGGCGGTTGGCTTCCGATTGCACTTTTGGATCAACGCTCCCTGTGTAGAGCGCCACCTTCCGTTTGCCGTTGCTCGTGAGAAAACCCAGCGTCTGCGCC